TAATAGCATTTGTCTCATTATTCGTATTTGTTCTGTAATACTAGTTTTGTTGTGCATCCATTCTGCTACCTGTTTCATACCTGGTAGTTCATATATTTGTATAGCACTGTTATCACCGCCTGTCCCTAAACTTGGATCTAAACCAGCAACATATGTTTTACCTTTTACAATGTTTTTGTACCAACGTACTTGCCCTGTGCGTTTGTATACATCTCTGCTTTCCATTGTAGCAAGTTTTAAACTGCTGATTAATGTTTCGTCATATGCAATAAATTCATTTAGATGTTCTCTACGAAAACGTTCTTCTCCAATTTTACCCTTTTCTTCATCAGCCCAAGGCTGGTCTCTATCAGGGTGTTGCTTCCAATCTGCACTGTAACTCTTAAATCCGTTTTTACCTACTTCTTTTTCATTTCCAAACTCGTCTGTTGTGTTACATGCGGCACGCCAAATTTGTGCAAATTGGTCATCGTCTTGATTTGGTGTACTTGTAATAATACACTTACCACCTGTACTAAGTGTTGGTGACAAACTGGTCCAAAACTCGCGAGCAATACTAGGTCTCACAAATGCAAACTCGTCCAAGTATGCTAGTGAAATACTTAAACCACGTCCTGTGTTTTCTGTTGTAGCTTGTGCAATAATACGGCTACCATTATCAAATTCTAGTGATCCTTTGTTGTATGCTGTACAACCTGCTCTCACATGGTCTGGTAATAGTTCGTATGCAAATCTAATACGTTGCATAATCTCTTGGGCACCGCTGTATTTGTGTGCCGCAATAAGAATAGTTTGGTCAGGTACATACATTGCATACCATAACAAATATGCTCCAGCCGCTGTTGACTTACCCATTTGTCTACTGATAAGTGCTATACTATATCTGTGATGGTGATAAGCATCTAATAGTCCACGTTGAAAGTCAAACAAGTCAAACTTTAACCTGCCTTTTACAGGGTGTTGTATCCATACAAAGTTTTCAATAAAATATTGAGGATCTTGTGTACATTTGACAATCTCTTCAATCTGTTGTTGATTAAAGTTTTCTCTTTTGTATGGGGTTTTGATTAGTTTAGTATCTACACTCATTATAGTAGTACTTATGTTAAAAAAAAGAGCTAGTTTTTACACTAGCTCTTTAGTTATGTAATGCCTGCGTTTTTTTTGAGAACCGCTAAGTTGCGACTCACACCTTTTTTGTACAATGTACCGTATTTTCCCTCATTGACTTCTGATAAGAAACCTTTGAGTTTATCTTCTGGACAACTCATCAGCAATTCTTCAATTGCTGTTTGGTCACCCATATCTATATCTCTTATAATTTGATCTATTACTTGATCAATTAATGCTTGGTCAACTGCTTCAGACACAGTATCTTCTTTTAAATAATCTTTAAATGTTTTGTCTGTCATTGCTTCATTTCTCTAATTGAATCAGTGCCTATAAGTTGTTTTAGCCTTGATAATTCTGGGGATTGTTCTTTAATTTCTTCTTCAGTATCTTCATCAGTTGTTGTTTCTGCTACTGACTCTGTTTGTCCATCTCCGCCTTCTAAATGAGCTCTTCCATCTTCTTGCATGCCTTGTTCACTAAAAGTAACTTCCATACCAATCATTTCACTGATATGTTTTTCAAAACCACTATCTGTATATACTGTCCAAGGACCGTCATGTTCAACAACTACTTCTACATAGCCTTCTCTATCTGTTACCATTTCGTAGTCAGTCATTGTAACCATGTCTGGATTTTCACCATCTCTATCCCAGATGCTATCACCAGCTAATTTAATTTCCTGTGGCATTTTACCAAATGCTGGACCGCCACTACTTGCTTTTGCTGGATTGTAATCTGGCGCTCCCATGCTAGGAGCTTCGGTCATACCTAGTTTTTGTTTTACTGCTTCTACTTCAACACTAGCCATTGCATCATAGTGTGCATCTTCTAATGCACCATACAAGTTGTCAAATGCTTCTTGTATAGCACCAAAGTCTTGACTACCGCCAACATCAACTACTGCTTTAGCAAGGCCACCTTCATCACGGAAAACTTTTTGCAATCGATTAATTTGATCCATTGCACCATTAAACGTTTTGTCTACTCTCATTTCCTGTGATGTTGGCATTGTTTATATCCCTGCGTTTCTTCTAAGAACTGATAGCTCTTCTGATTCAGCTGTTGCACCTTCAGCAACTGCTGATTCAATTCCCATTGGTTTTACTTTTTCCCAACCCATTGCTTTCATTTCTTCGTCTGGTGCGCCAACTAGCTCTTCTGCTGTGTCTGGATCAAAATATGTAAATTCACCTGCTGGCATCATGTGTGTAAACTTGTGAAGTTCATCTTTGTCACAATATCCATATTCACCTGTGTCAACATTGATACAAGCAAATGTGCCTTTTGGTTTTACTTTTTCCCAACCCATTGCTTTCATTTCTTCGTCTGGTGCGCCAACTAGCTCTTCTGCTGTGTCTGGATCAAAGTATGTTGTGTCATCTGGCAACATGTGTGTGAATTTACCACTCATTGCTTCGTCGCGGCTAATGCCTGATTCAAAGTCACCTGTTTTTGTATTGATACCAACAAATGTGCCGTTGGATTCAGTTACTGATCCGCTCATACCAGCAAGTGACCTTAGTCTATTGATATCGTCATCTAGCTTGTGTGCTACAGCTTTTTTCATTGTAGTTTTATGTGTCTTACCACCAAACTCGAAACTGTCTTTACCTGCACGAGCCGCCGCGGCTGCCGCTTGATTAAAAGCATTTTCATCAATGTCTGATTCACCCAGTCCAGCCGATCTTCCTTTAGATTTAGATCTAGCCGCATCTGCATCATCACCGCCGATAACATCACCTGTTTTCATGTCGATAACTGTACCAAATTTGTCAACTTCTAGTGTTGTTGGAATTCCGCCAACTGTACCTTTTACTAATGTACCTAGTTGATCTAATGGTAAGCCATCTCTATCAGCATAAGCCATAGCGTCTGCTCTCATTTGTGGTGTAATCTTAGGTGCTTTGGGTTTTGCCGGAGCGTCTTTTTTTGCTGTTGCTTTCGGAGCCGATGTAGGTCCAATAGCATCTGGTGGTCTGGTACCTGCAGGTTCGCCAGGACCAGATGGTTCGCCCATACCGCCCATCGGATCATCACTTGCTGATTTAGCAGTCTGAGGTCCTATTGCATCTGGTGGTCTTGTTCCTGCCACTGGTGCTTTTGGTGCTGGTTTAGCAGTCTGAGGTCCTATTGCATCCGGTGGTCTTGTTGCCTGAGTGTACGTTGGTTCTGCACCAATTTGCGGTAATATTTCATTATCTACAGGCGCCTTTGGTGCTGGTTTAGCAGTTTTAGGTCCTATTGCATCTGGTGGTCTTGTTCCTGCCTTAGCCGGTCCTTCTGGTCCTCCACCTGGTTGTGGCATTGGAGCTACAGTTGGCTTTGGTTGTGGAATTGGTTCACCAATACTAGGCATTTGAACCGTTTTACCAATTGCATCCGGAGGTCTTGTACCACGTCTTGATCTATCTGATGGTCTTTCGGTTAATTTGTATGCATTCCATGCTTCAGTAATATCTTCTACTTTATGATCTTCATACACTTTTGTTTCGTCTACGTTTACTGGAACGCCATTTGCTCCTAAGTATCTACGCAAACTTAAATCTGCTGGGCTACCTAGTGTGCCTTTGTATGCTTCTGGTTCACCAGCATACTCGTCTCCGCTATTAGCAAAACCTTCTTCTTCAACTGGAGTATCTCCAACTAGTTGATTCAGCTGTTCTGGAGTTACCAAAGCAATCATTGCTTTCATATCGTCTCTGCCGTCCATTGGTTGTTCAGCTACTGGTTGTTCCACTGGTTGTGGTTCTATTGCAGGTGCATCGTCTCTGGGAATTCCTGCTAGTTTGTATAAGTCATTTAAATCCATTGTCGTTACACCTTATATTCTGTATTCAATTCGCCTTTTGGTTGAGCTTTAACAAACTTATCTACAAACTCGTTACCATAATTTTCACTGTGATCTACTTTTTCAGCGTCACTGTAATCTGCGTCGGCTAGTACGCTCTTTGGTTCTTGGTCCTCATCTTTGATTTCATCATTCCAAAGTTCTTCTGATTCATTCATGTTGTTTATAATTATATTACCCATTGGGCAACCAATAATTCTACAAATTTCTTCTTGTAGTGCATTGGGAGTTGCTGGTAATTTTATTTCCATATCACAAATGAAAACTTCATTTGGACCTACGTCACCAAATCCTCTGGGCTTAGGTTGCATAATTGTCTTTTTACAAGCACTCATGCTTTCCATATTATACTTTTTCATATGCGACTCAATTCTGTCCATATGCTCATCTGAAATTTCGTTAATACTACGAAGTCTAAACTTATAGCTTTTTTCAGATTCTGCTAGATATTGTTTCAAACTTTTCATCGCTACTTCCTTCATTGTAATTATTTATCTGATTTATTCATTTTATCTAAGACTGCATTAATCAAACTATTACGATCTTCGAACTCTTCAGCTTCGCCTTGTATGGCTGTATCTCCGCCTTTTGCCTTAGCTTCTTGGGCATCAAACTTGGCTTTTTGCAGTTGCAGTTGTACCATTTTTAGTTTTTTGTCCATCTTTGCTGTTTTAGCAGTTATAGCATTAGTCATCATCTTACTTGCTGTATCAAACACAGCCGCCGCATGTCTATCTTCAACATTTTGTCCAAGGTCCATAAGATCCTGAAAGGCATGCATAGCTTTATCTGCATACTTGTCCATGTCAGCATCTAATTGTTCTAAGTCTCTAACCATTGGAAGGGCGGCATCAATCTTATCTGCCACCTCCATTTGTTGTTGTAGTTGTGCAATATCCAATCCAGTTTCTTCCTGTTTGATAGGTTCATCTATTTCTTCTTTCATTGGAGGTAAATCAAATACATCTTCAATTTTGCTACTCATTTACGTTTCCTTTTTTTAGGTTGATTAAACAACTCATGTTCTGTTAACACTCTAAACCCAACACCCTGCCTATCACAATATACTTTCGCGGCTTGCCATTTTGCTTCATTAATTATAGCTGAAGCTTTTTGCATTGGACTTTTAGCATGTGCTAGCGTTTGTCCTGCTGGTTTTATCTCAATCATTTCTGCTTTTCGTTGTTTGTTTTTGTCTTCGTACACTATAAAAAAATCCGGAACATAGTGTGTATTTTTTCCTGTTGCAGGATTTCTGTAAGGTATTCTGTGTGCTTCACTAGCCCATGCTAGTATATTAGGGTGACTATCTAATAAACGCATAAATTTTAATTCCCAACCACTACGGTATTTTGGGCGATGTTTACCCACATACTTACGGGGATTTTGAACTTCGTATATGCCTTGTTGAAAATTATTTGCCATTCTAGTAGTATTTATTACTACTCTGAATCTTCAAATATTTGACCTATTATAACGTCTCCTGTATCGTTCTCTGAAGGAACAATAAAAGTATCACCGTTAATATTTCTTAAACTTTCACCAGTTCTGAGAGTTCCTTCAAATGGTCTAAGTCCTAATGATTCAGGTTGTGGTATCGGCCTATTAGCTACTGTAGGTGCTACTGTACTTTCTAACATTTGTCTTTGGGCTTGTGTTCCATTCACTAACTCTGAATTTAGTACTTCAATATTAACATGTTCAGCTTGGAAACTAACATTATATGTAGATGAAGAACTTTGAGAATAATCAAATGTAGAGTGTTGTACTGAGTTTATCATACAGTTGAACAACACAGTTGTTCTTCCGCCTTGAGCCGTATCTTTATTGTGTATTCTAATTTCTTCAAAGAAAAATCTAGAATTTGATGTAATTGTTTTAGCACCAAATTGATGAGCTGTTCCACTAGCAAAGTCTTCATCAAGTAATGAATACCCATTGAAGTTTTTACTATCCATATTATGTCCTTGATAATAATGGGCCGCATATGCTTTCATCATTGACTGAAATTGATTGTCTTTTGTATCATAAAAAACTACGTTAGCAGGTCCAGGAGTCATCCTAGTAGGAACATATCTCATTCTGTTGTATTGATTGACAGGTTGTATGCCATAATCAAAGTCAGGCATAGTGACACTGCTAACTCTATTAAAAACAAAGTTTCTTCTAAAGCTAGCATCCTCTATAGCTACATTTTCATTAAGTAGAAATTGTATTTCAAAATTATACAGTTGACGTGGAGTTTTGACCATAACTGGGTCATCTGCTCCAAAATGCTCAGCGGCGGCATTGTATGGGCCGGTATTACTAGTTAATCCCATACTTTGCTACCTTAAGCTACTGTTCCGCCACCAGTTGCGTTACTAAGTGTCTGATCTAAATCAGCGCCAGTTAGCGTTGCATTACCTGCGGCGTCAAAAATTTCTGCGTTGTCGTATCTAATACCTACTGTTACTTGTACTTGTTCACTGCTCGCATATGCCATGTCGCCATAGCTGATATTTGCAATGTAACAACCTGCTAATTCAAATTTATCTAATACACCTGGTGTTGGGCTAGCACCGTCTAATGTTTCCATTATCATTTGAAACTTATAAGCACTGCCTGATCTAGGTGAACTTTGATTAGCATGATCTACTTGTCTATTAAGTTGTGCGTTTAATTCTCTGAGTACTACACTATCAACGTCATCTCTGAGTACAATACTAACTGCTTCCCACATATGTTT